CATACCTTTTACTATTGATATTAGTGCTAACAATCAGGCATCGATTATTTCTATTTTTAGAGGTTCGACTAATATTGGTTCAGCAGTTCAGTATTCAACAGGCGGCGGCCGTCCAACGACACTAACTGTATCGGTCCAAGATTCGCCAGCAACTCTTTCACCGGTTACATACTCAATGAGAGTCGGGGCACAGGGTGCGACAGTTTATATAAATTCAACAAGTTCCGGCAATAACCTCGGCGGGGCCTTGCTTTCGACTTATGAAATTATTGAGGTAGTATAATGTATCAAGCTCCTAATTATTTAGACATATTAGAAAAATCATATCCCGATTTAAGATTTAGATGTTTTGGCGAAATAACATACCAAAATATTGAAATTATATCAGGCGGAAGTAAGCCTGACCAAGCCACTCTTGATGCTGAATTATTAACTGAGAAAAGATTAAGAGTTTGGTATGAAATTCAAGAAGAGAGAACTCGTCGCCAGTCCGGCGGCGTCTTTATTCAATCGGAAAATAAATGGTTTCACTCGGACCAAACTTCAAGAATTCAGCAATTGGGTTTGGTTATGATGGGTAATAATATGCCACAGAATATCAGTTGGAAAACAATGGATAATTCTTTTACAACAATGACTCCGGCTTTAGCTCTATCTATTTTTAATGCTGCCGCAACTCTTGATATGACTGCATTTGCAGTGGCTGAACAACACAGATCGTATGTAAATCAATCTACTACACCAGAAACATATAACTATTCTGGATTCTGGCCTGCAATTTATGAGGAATAAAAAATGAATATTTTTGAAAGAATTTGGGTTGAAACTGTTGAGGCACTCGGACAAATTCACTGGAAACCGAAGCATCTATTAAACACATCGGAACTTAATGATATTAAGGATTTATTAAGGCCAGACTATTATATTATTTTGACGCGTAGAAATAACCATATGTCGACATATATGGTATCATTTGCTAACTTTGTTCTTAGGGGAAAGTTTAGTTATTGGTCGCATGCCTTGATGAATCTCGAAGATGAAGTAAAAACAGATGATGATTTTATGTTAATCGAGGCCATAGGTTCTGGTGTTACTGAAACACCGTTTAAAGATGTTTTTAACGTCAACGGTGTTGTTTTATTAAAGCCTAAGAATCTAACAATTGATAAATGGACTGCGATTCTTGACAGGGCAAAAACTGAACTCGGCAAGCCGTATGATAATTTATTTGACCTTAAAAATGATAAGGCACTGAGCTGTGTTGAATTGGTTAGAGTTGCATTACAGGCTGATCCGGATTATGCAACAAATTTTGCCGAATTTGAAAGAATGATTAAGAAAGAGAAGAATCTAACACCACAGATGTTCTATGATTGTTCTGATTTTGAAATAGTTTACGAAGTTAGACATCGTTAATATGTTGGGCTAAGATAAGTTTTATTTTGTCAATTGCTTTTAGATTACAGAAACTTATCTTAGCCCCTTGGTGCATTGGTTTAGGCCACTGACCTAAATCTATCCAGCAATACCCACAACTTTCTGGATTCAGTTCTGGAACAAATTCTTCATTTACCACACAAACAAAAGAGTAATATTTGAAATGTTTATCTTTACTTTGATAAACATCGAAAGGATAGATTCTTTCTATATCGGGCTCAAAGCCCATTTCTTCTCTTAGTTCTCGCAGAAGAGCTTCTTTAGGCTGTTCGCCTTGTTCCATCATTCCACCCCAAAGCGACCAACACATTGAATGTGTTTTATGCGGTGCTCTAAGGTTTAGTAAGACACGATTAGTTTTGGTAGAAACAAATATTGTTCCTACCCCAACTTTATTCGTAATTGTTGACTGTTGTTCCATCTGGTGCCTGGATTATATTATCAATTCTCCAGTACCCAGGGGCATATGTTCCGTAATATGTGTAGGTCCACTCTTGTGCAGCGGAATCAAAAGTATATTGACTACTGTTTTCATTATTTATAACATAGTTTAGGCCAGTAGAATTTTGTGAATCAAAGATAACTACCCAATCAATACCATTGTATTCTATAATATCGTTTGGATATGCGACAACAGTTTGTCCCCAAGGACTTGTTGACACATTAATTGGGATGGCAGGTTCTTCTCCTGCACTATTTGCAGAAGTAAGTAGATATCTTTGTCCTGCCGCAGCAGCAGGCAAATCATTACCCGGCCATACTTCGGTTGGATCAATAATACCCAAAATAGGCGGAATTGTTGTAGCAGGAATAGTATCAACATCAGGTGTGAAGAAGAGGATATTTTGATTGTTAGGATCAATCTCAATACCACCGATTACATCTGAATCAGTGACCTCGATGTTAGGGTCAAGTTTTAGCCTAATTTTAGTGATATTAGGCGTGATCTGGCCGTACTTTTGTATTAGGTCTTCCCAGCTCAAAGTTGGGTCAACCTGCCCATTCTCGTTTAGTAATGTAATAGTATCGTAAGATCCGGAATTCGCAACTGAAATCTTATAGTTGCCTTCTGTAGTGATAATCTGTATTGGAATACCGCCGTAGCAACTAAATGGATCGTATTCATTACCGACACCGTCCCTGATCATATTCACATCTGATACATTATACACCTGCGTAACAATTTCGGCGATAAGTCCACTTCTTTTAAGTTTAGCTGGTGGGTTGATCCAAGCCTCGACTTTGAACTTGAAACTCATTACATCTCGTTCTTCTTCACCGCCAGCTGGAATAGAACGATTAGTCCAAGTAAAATCATCCATCCATACTTCGAAGATGCTTGTCCAATCTAATAGATTACTATTCTGTTGCAACTGAATTGACTTATTGAAAATAACCGCAATCTGTTCAAAGATTTGTAATTTAGTAGTTGGGTTAGTTGTCCAGCAGTCTAACTTGAAAGTTATGTCCCAGGGAACAGGCATATATCTTTCGACATCTTGTCTTACCCCTGGTTCTGAACTATAAGTTTGAGTCTGTGGATTGAATTTTCTCTCAACTGTAGAAACTTTTCCAACAAACTGGGAATCTTGTCTACGATTATCATTCATTTTTATGCTATCAATATAAGCACTAAAGATAGGCGAAGGAATTAGAGTATTTTCGCTTTGACCTTTGATAATCTGTGCAACCATCCAAGATGGATCACCGTAGAGAATTGGAACACGCTGTATGGTGTAAAGTCCATTCGCATCGGGGCCATTTCTAACTCTAATGTCAGAAAAGATTCTCATAAATTGTAGTAGGTATCTTCTTACCTGGGCATCATAAAAGAAATCCATTTATATCCTTAGTTAGGCTTTGTTTTAGCTCTTTCGTCGGCAATAGCTTGTCTTGTAGCTTCATCGGCAATAACCTTAGCTTTTCTCTCAGCATACAAATCAACCTTCTGTTTGACAACTTGAGAGACAGCCTGCTTTTCTGGAATAACTGTACCATCGGATAGAATTGTATCATTGTTGTTATCAATGAATGTATCAAGAACTCTGTTGTATGCGGTCCAACTTTTCAAAACATTTACCTCTATTAGTTTATAGCAGTTACCTTGCTTTTGAAATAATCTTTCTGGGTAATAATCAATTCTTAGATAATATTGTCCATCAGTCATTCCTGCAGGGAAAGAGACACCAGCACCAACAAGTGGGCCCGATGGTACCAAGTTCTGATCATTATCTGTTGGTAGGTTAGGTGGAGCACCATCGCCGCTGAAATAGTTGCTACCTATTACAGGGTAATTGTTTTCGTCGAGGTAGATATACAAATTAGCACTTTCAAAGAACTTAGGATCAAAGAATGCATTTTGTTCAGCCTCTGCAACAATTTCGTCAGTGATATTGATGATGCTACAGAATAGATCGAGTGCGTTCTTAATATCCGGATTACAACCTGTTCCCGGATCACCATTTGCATCTGAAGTTTCTGTAAATCCTTCTGGCATAATACCGATACCTTCGCCTACACCGCCGGCAGTCTGTCCAGTTGCGGCTTGATCAATAATTTCACTAAATTCTGTAGAAGCAGTCATTAGTTTTGCTCTAACCATCCAGATATGTGGGAACCATTTTTGTCCATAGCCTGCCGCAGCATAAAGGGCATCTTGGACAACATAATATCTATTGATACCTACAGCATTATCGAAAATAGGTACATCACGCATACTTGGGAATTCTAAAACATCTCCTGCAATAAGTTTTCTTCCTAATGCATCTAACATATCATTGTAATGAAATGTAATTCGAATAACATCAGAACTCAAGAATACACCGAATTGTGATAAGTCGTAGTTTACATCTTGCGGTTGGTGATGTCCTCTGAGTTCAATAACATTAGGATTATATTTTCTGTTGTTGTTTGTTAGAAACAAAACATCCTGAATTGTTGTTAATGAAGTATCTGTATTACCTTCAGAGTCGGTAGTAGGACCTTCATACATATGCACAAGAACTCCGTCACCGGAGATCCTAAAATTTTCACCGACAGTTCTATCGACAAAGTTAAAATCTGTACCTTTTACAGGATTCCATAAAGAAATTCGTGGCATATGAAGTAGTCCTCTTTCTATTATTTATCGAAACTGATAAATATGGTATAACAAGAAAAACTAAGGAGTTCTATGTCAATAAGTTTAACAGGTGGAATGACCATCAAGAATGCTACTTTATCTATTGTTGGAGCACCTGCCCCTGATCCTGGTGCAACACTGCGTCCAACTTCGGGCAGCATGACCTATTATTCGACTTATACTTCCGATTATCCCGCTGCCGGTGCTACAAGCACAACAGCATATAATTCCGGTCAGTTGGGTTCTAATGGCGCTCTTTTCGATTCCGATTTGAGAGTTGTTTTCTCTGATGTCGGTGGTGTAATCGGTAATTCAGCGATGTCTGGTACAGCTACTTATGTTTGGGAATTTTTAGTAGGTTCAT